GTCGTGGTTTTGCTTCTATGGACCCTGAGAAGCGGCGGATGATTGCGGCTAAGGGGGGTAGGGCTGTTAGGCCGGAGAGTAGGAGCTTTAGCAAGGACAAGTCCCTTGCCAGTAGGGCGGGCAAGAAGGGCGGGCAAAACGTATCGCCGGAGAAGCGGAGTTTTGCTCTTGATAAGGCGCTTGCTGTCCGGGCGGGGAGGATGGCCCGGAAGAAGAAGGCGGACGGGTCCCCCTGATGGGTCCCTTTGGCGAGGGGGTCCCTTTGGGTCCCCTTTTTCCCAGTATAGCATATAGGGGGGTGATATGACTACGCGCGGCGATATAGCCAATGAAAGCAACCGCAAGCTGTATCAGAACCATTTGGCGTCTATGGCAAAGCTCCGTGAAGCCCGGCTACGGATACAGGATTTGGAGCGTGAGCTATCTGAAGAGCGTCACAGCCGAGAGGTTGCTTCTGAAAAGGCGTGGGAGTTCGCCGCCCGTATCAGGGAATTGGAAGCCGCGTTGGAGCAAGCAAATGGCGAATCCTGAGCTTATATTCATAGCTGCCGTCCTTCTGGCGGGGATTGGGTTTCTCTGGGTGGCGTCAGATTATTGACAGGGGGCAGCCGTGGCGTTTCTGGAAATTGACGGCGCTAAGATTGACATAGACAAGCAGCTTCTTCAGCTAGACGCTACGGACTGTGAGGACGATCTCTATACGTTCCTCAAGGGCGGCTGGCAGCACATAGACTCTGTTGGCTTCACCGACGGTTGGCCGATCCAAGCTGTGGCTGAACATCTGCAAGCCGTGGCCGACGGAGATATTAGGCGGCTTATCATCAACATCCCGCCCCGCTGCTCCAAGTCCTCGCTCACTTCTGTGGCGTTTCCGGCTTGGGTATGGGCGCAGCCGTGGCTTACCCCAACGTCTGGACCGGGCGTTCAGTTCCTTCACGCCTCATATGCCCAGCAGCTTTCTCTCCGCGATAGCGTCAAATGCCGACGCTTGATTGAAAGCCCGTGGTATCAGGCCCGCTGGGGTGACAGGTTCAAGCTCACCGGCGACCAAAACACCAAGACTAGGTTTGACAATGACAAGAACGGGTCCCGTCTTTCAACGTCAGTTGGTTCTGCGCTCACCGGTGAGGGTGGCTCAATTATTGTTGTGGACGATCCGAACGCCGCCCAAGAAGCGTTCTCCGAAGCAACCATCATGTCCACGATTGAGTGGTGGGACTCGGCCCTCTCAACCCGCCTCAATGACCCCAAAACGGGCGCGTTCATCGTCATTCAGCAGAGGCTCTCGGAAGAAGACCTGACCGGACATATCCTCTCCAAGGACGTAGGAGAATGGACCCACCTCTGTCTGCCAATGAGATATGAATGGCAGCGCCACAGCTATACCTCCATCGGGTGGCATGACCCCCGTGGCCTCGCTGATGACGGTACGCCCCTCGTAGAGGTAACCGAAGACGGTGAACGGATACCGATTTCCCCCGAAGCGCAGGTGGAACTAGACGACCGTGAAGGCGCTCTCCTCTGGCCCGAACGTTTTGGCGAGGGTGAAGTCGCCATTTTGGAGCGTCAGCTCGGACCTTGGGCTGCTGCCGGACAGCTTCAGCAGCGCCCCGAGCCAAAAGGCGGCGGCATTATCAAGCGAGAATGGTGGCAGCCATGGGATAGCAGCATCTACCCCAACATGGAGCTCATCATCGCCTGCCTCGACACGGCCTACACCACCAAAACAGAGAACGATCCGTCCGCTCTAACCATCTGGGGCGTGTTCTCTGGTGACGTTGTAGCCCAAAACGTCAAGGTTTTAGGTGGCGACGAGCGTGCTTTTGCCGAAAGTCACCCCAGAGTCATGCTCATGTACGCTTGGCAGGGGCGTTATGAGCTACATGATCTTGTGTCACGGGTGTCAGATAGCTGCCGGAAATTCAAGGTTGACACCCTGCTCATTGAAAATAAGGCCGCAGGCCACTCCGTAGCTCAAGAAATCCGCCGTTTGTACGGTTTTGAGCGGTTTGGCGTGCATTTGTTTGACCCAAAAGGCCAAGATAAGGTCGCCCGGCTCTATTCTGTGCAACATTTGTTTGCCGAAAACATAGTTTTTGCGCCAAATAAGCAATGGGCGGAGATGGTCATCGCCCAAGTCGGCCAATTTCCCAAAGGAAAGCACGACGACTTGGTGGATACTGTCTCAATGGCGATGCGGCACCTCCGTGACACCGGAGTTCTGGTCCGTGGCGCGGAATGGTCAGCCGAAGCGGAAGCCAATATGACCTTCCAAGGCAATAATACGTGGCAACCACTGTATCCAGCATAGTTTAAGGTGAGAAATGAGCCGGGTTCTTGCTCAAGCGGTAGTAGACATCATCATCCCATCCTCTGTTTTTAGCCTTGGCAAGTTCAAGGTGGAGGTTTGGGGCAAGGAACCGCACGATTACGTGCGTCACTATGAAATCCAAGCAAAATCCGATACACTAGCGGCCCAAGAGGGCATACGCCGCTTCGTAGAAGAGATGGAGCAGCTTGGCTCTGAAGAGGATTAGTCATGCCGCTTACGCCCGGTCTTGTCCCGAACATCCGTCAGGCTGGCCCTGAAGAAGAAGCCCTGCCTGCGCAGACCGACGTAATCATTGAGTATGACGACGCCAGCGGTGAAGACCGCCCTGAAGTGGATGTCGCTGGCAATATCCTCAAGATTGAACATGCCGACGGCTCTATCTCCGTGTCACTAGATGGCAGGCCGATTGAATCCGCCCGCTCGCGTTCTGGCGAGGGCTGGTTTGACAATCTGGTTGATGACATTGACGCTGCCGAACTGTCCCGTATCTCCGCTGACATCATGAAGGGCATCCAAGACGACTTGGATAGCCGCAAAGAGTGGATTGAAGACCGCGCGCAAGGCATCAAGCTCCTTGGTTTGAAGATTGAAATCCCCGGTCTGGCGGGCGCGGCTGACGGCGCACCGGTTGAGGGCATGTCAAAGGTCCGACACCCTCTGCTGCTGGAAGCTGTGTTGCGATTTCAGGCCAACGCGCGATCAGAGCTTCTTCCCACCGATGGCCCGGTGAAGATCAGGAATGACTCTACCCGCGCCACGTTGCAGCAAGATCAGATGGCTAACGCGCTCCAGCGCGATCTTAATCACTATCTGACTAGCATCGCCACGGAATACTACCCTGACACTGACCGCATGTTGCTCATGCTTGGTTTCGGTGGCTCGGCGTTCAAGAAGGTCTACTTCTGCCCGCTGCGCAACCGGCCCGTGTCAGAGAGCGTGGATGCCGACGATCTGATCGTCAACAACTCCGCCACCGATCTGCGCAACGCCAAACGCATCACGCATCGCGTGTACATGCGCCCTTCTACTGTGAAGCGGTTGCAGATTTTGGGCGTGTACCGTGACATTGATCTGTCTACGCCAAAAGCTCCGCAGCTTGATAGCGTGCAGCGCGAGCAGATGAGCCAGCAGGGTATCAGTCCTGACAGCTACAACCCGGATGATCGCGACCGCGAAATCTACGAGTGCTATTGCGAGCTAGACATTCGCGGATTTGAGCATCGCTACAAGGGTAAGGAAACCGGGCTGGAGATTCCTTACCGCATCACGATTGACGCATCTACCAAAGAAATCCTGAGCATCGTCCGCAACTACGATGAGGACGATCAGGAGCTTCCTACCGCCCGTCAGAACTTTGTGAAATATACGTTTGTTCCGGGGATGGGCTTCTATGACATCGGCCTTCTTCACATTCTGGGCAACACGACTAACGCTATCACTGCTGCGTGGCGTGAGCTACTTGACGCTGGCATGTATAACAATTTTCCCGGCTTCCTTATGGCGGACACGGGCGCACGCCAGAATACAAATATCTTCCGCGTTCCTCCGGGCGGAGGCGCAACTGTTAAAACAAATGGTATGCCTATCACGCAAGCTGTGATGCCGCTGCCGTACAAAGAGCCGTCCGGCGCACTCATGAACCTTGTCACGCAGATGGCTGACACGGGTATGCGCGTGGGTGGCACGTCTGAAGTCATGGTGACGGAAGGCAAGCCGGATGCTCCGGTCGGCACCACGCTCGCGATGATTGAGCAGGCGCAGAAGGTGGTTAACTCGGTTCACAAGCGCCTTCATGCCGCGCAAGCTGACGAGTTCTCCCTTTTGGCGAGGGAGTTCAAGGAGCATCCCGAGAGCTTCTGGCAGAAGAACCGCCGTCCCGCTTACCCGTGGGATGAGAAGACGTTTATGGCTGCGTTGGATGATTGCGATCTTGTCCCGCAGGCCGATCCCAATACCGCGAGCCAGTCGCAGCGCCTCATGAAGATCATGGCGCTGAAGCAGCTTCAGCAGGCCAGCCCGTCTCTTTATGACCCGATTGCGGTGGACGTTGCCGCCCTGCAAGCCATTGGCTGGAATAACCCCGAGCAGTTTATGGCCCCGGCCTCTGCTCGTGATAAGCCCCCGCCGGAGCTTCTGGAGGCCATGGCGGAAATGGAAAACAACAAGCGCAACTCCGAAGCGCGTATGCTGGATAGCCAAACCCGCGCCAAAGAGATTGACGCCAAGATTGGCATGGACCAGCAGCGTGCGCAGTTGGAAATGTTGCGGGCCCAGAAAGACCTTGCGGGCGATGAAGACAAGATGGCGGAGATGCACAACGACCGCCAGAACCGTCTTAGCCAAGAGCGCACGCAGTTGATTGACTTGGCGCAGGACGTTCTTCAGCATCCTGAAAACGTCGGTCTTATTGAACCGCTTGTCCGTCCGGCCCTTGAAGAAGTCGAGGCTGACCGGCAACAGAAAGGGCTAATGTGATGGTTGCGATTATTCCTCCCGCCATTCTAGCCTTGCGGGCTTTGGCTCAAATGGGGGCGCGTTCTGCTCCTGCAATGCGAGGCGCTGCGGCTACGGAGCGCGCTGAGAAGATTGCTCGTGCGGCGCGTGGCACGCAGAGCATGGAGGGCGCTAATCGCGGCTTCAGCCTTGTTGGCAAGCCGAAGTTTGGCGACGTGGTGCCTGCCGGTCCTGTAACGACGCCTCCGGGTAGCGCGGTGGCTCTGCGCGGATCAACCTCTCCGGCGGCTCGCGCTCCTGCGGGCGTTCCGGCTGCGGCTGGTCCTGCTGCTGGTGTTCCGGCTGTTGCGGGCGCGCCGTCTGGCGGGGCCTTGACGGGTCAGGGAGCCCTGCTGGCTGATCCTCGTATGCAGCGTCTCCTCAATACCACGGGCGCGGCGGGCGCTACTGGCGCTGCGGTGCTGGCCGAATCACCCACAAGCCTGCTTGACTATCTGCCGCAGCGTGCGGAAGGCGACCCGGCTGGTGCCATAAACCGTCGCAATGCGCCAGTTGATTATGGGATGTCGGACGCTCAGTACCGGTTCCGTGACCTGCCCGGCTATGAGAGCGAGGGAATGTCTGGCGGCGTTGCTGGGATGCCATTCTCCGACGACGTGCGCAGCGAAACTCCGGGGGTGCCTCTTACCGGCGGCTACACGGATGACGGACAGGCTGCTTATGCGGCTGCGGTTCGCAAGTCGGTTCCGCTGGCTCGTCGTGTCACGCAGGCCGCTGCTGCGCCTGCTGCGTCAGGACGTGAAGATTACCAGTCTACCAGCCAACGAGTGGTTGAGCGTCCGCAGGGGCCGACCGCTGGCGGGGCTCCGCAGCGCGCAGTTCTGAATTGGGGCGACGAGGGTAGTGCTGCTGACTTTGTTCGCGCAGACAAGGCAATGCGTGAGCTGGAAAAGAACAAGGAAGAGTTTGTTGGCCGGGCCTCTGGCGGGCGCACGGGCGC